TACTAAAAGGGAAGATCCTCCTGATCTTCAGCTGATTTTAACTCATCTTCTTTAGCGCTTACTGCAAAGAATAATGATTTATCAGCACCTTTTTCATTTAACCAACCCGCTAAGCCTATCTGAGCACCCTTTGGTATTTTCTGGTCAAAGGTTATATTTCCTCTAAAGTGAGGCTGTCTGTTTTCTTCTGTAGCATCTTTATTGATATATAAAGTTACTTTTCCTAGCTTTACGTATGACATATACTGTCTCCTTTTTATGTGTTGTTATGTTTGATTTAATTGGGTACTTTTCGCTACTATTGAGGATGGTGTCGCTATGTTTTTGCTGTGTGTAGGGAAAAACTTGGGCCTCTAGCCCTTGTACATAGTTTGATTCCTCAATAGTTTCATCTACGCACAGGGTTTTTGAGGCCCTTTTTTTTAATGATATTGCGACACAGTAGCAACATTTTTCAATTAGGGGACCTTGCTGCATCGCAGGACTTAGCGACACTAAATTCCTAAAGTGCACTTGGTCCCCTTCTTGCGTCTCGAAGCAAATATAACATATTTTACTCAATATATCCACTTGCTTCTTTGAATCTGTTTTCATCAAAATTAGGATTGTCCTTTTTTAAGTATCCCAACAGTGAGATCATAATAGCTTTTGTCGCTTTTTGATGTAGAACGCTGTGGCTTTTCATCACTGCTGCTATCAGTTCGTAATCCTTTTTTGTCATTGCCGACTCCTTTAATGTCCTCCAACGGAGGAATGCTTGTATCTCAGCCGTCTGTATATCCACAATGTGGACATCCAAAATTGCAAGCCATAGCTGATAGATAGTTCCCACAGGCTGTGCACTGTGTCATTTTATATTTACTCATTATAGACAATCCATCCTTCTTTGATTATTTTTAATGCTTTATCGTCAAGTTTTATATTCTTTAAAAATGTACCATCTCCTTTATGTGCACTAACCATTTTTACTTCTATAGTCATGCCGTAATTGTCTGGTACTAGTTTTACATTTTTAAGTCTATAAAAACTTCTGTTACTTTTTGCCATAATGTCTCCTTAAAGTTTTATAGATGCAGGACTTTTAGAGTTTTTATCCTGCAACTTCCAGCCAGTTAATATCCCGACGAGAAAACAACTATTATTAATAGCCGTCCCTTGTATTGCTTTGCCTGCATCTATAGTTTTTAAAGGCCTATATTTTTAAGCCTTTTGTGTATTTCTTTTTTTATATCATCTGGTAACTGTTCAAAGTGGTCCATTAAATAATTATATGCAGAGTAATACATCAACGCTCTAGAGGATTTTACTTCCAGATCTCTCTGTAAGAACTCTATTTGCGTTATCAGTTTCTCTTTTGACATCTTTGATAATTCGCTCCTGATGTTTTTGTTTTCTGACATAATTTTCTCCTCTAGTTTCAGGATAATGTTGTTGACATTTTCTTCTAGACCTAGATATGTTAAATGCTGATGATATTCTACCTTCTTTCCAGCATTTCATTAGTTCTTTTGCTGTCATTTTACTTACATCTTTAGAGGGCTTATCGTTTTTTAATTGCCATGCCCAGATTGCGTATATAAGTGATACGTCATCATCTGCTAGCTCTGGCTTTGCAACAATAAACCCTTTTACTATATTTACCATATTAACTCTCACCGAAATTGTCCCCCTTTGCTAATTTTCTCAGAACATAGTTCCGCATATTTTCAGGTTTCTTTTCTAAGAACTTTAATAAGGAAATATATTCTTTGTCTGTAAGATGACCTTTACGAGTATTGCAACGTCTACATATAATCGTTAGGTTTTTAGGAGTTGAATCGCCACCCAAAGAAAGAGGGTACATATGGTCACATACAATGTTAGATACCACAAGTACATCAGTACAATACCTACACTGCTTGCCATAATATTTAAGAAACATTGTTCTAATTTCATCCAAGCTGATTTCAAAATGAACTTCATACTCTTTACTCCTTTTTTTTAGTGAAGATTTCAGTGTAGAAGTCTTTTTCATCAATCTGTGGAAGATTTTCTTGGCGAAATGGCCATGGTGTTTCTTTAACACTTTAATAAATTTCTCTTCCCATGATTTAACTTTTCCTCTACGTATTACATTCTTTTTGTATGCCACATATATATCCTCCTATAGCAAAGCGAATGAAAGAAATGTATGTAGTTTCCAAAACCTAAATGTTACAGTTACTGAACTTTCATCATCTGTCTTCACTTTTGTGTAACCAAAACCTATAAAATCAAAAAAGGTTATTAGTCCACCTCCATCGTTATACGTTATCTTTACCATCAAGACCTCCTTACACGATCAACTTTTTGTATAGCAAAACCTGAAATGCCCATTCCATCTTCAGCAGCTTTAATTGCGTCTTGTCTTGCTTTCTTTTTATCGATTTCTACTTTGTATCGTTTGTAGTTATCGCTAATAGCATCTTCATCAGTGACCTCGACAGGTCCCCATGTTTGATACAGTTTGTATTTAGTCGTATCTGTTTGGAATATTCCATCATTTCCTACTGTGTTAATTATCATAGGTAGTAATGATTTGTTAAAATAATCCTCAGTCTTTTTTATGGCATTTTTTCTAGCACGTAATCTTTTGACTTCATCCATATGTGTTTTTATTTCAGCATCAATTAGATTAGCGTTTTTATTCATAGAAACTATAAAATGATCTATGTTAGATGTTTTACGTCCTATTTCTACTTTGACTTCTTCAATTGCATCATCAATAAGAGCTAAAGCACCAGTATCTTCTGGCGCTAGTAGTTCTTGATTATCCTTATCAATTTGTAAGTCAATTAGTGTACCTATTAGGTCTCTTGTTGTTGGTTTGTTAGACATTTGTCCTCCGTAGTCTAAAAGATGGTGTCCATTCTAAATGTGTTTCAAATAGTTCACCGTCTGTGTTTTTAAGTAACTTTACTTCTTTAACTTGGCTATTTGCTTGTCCGTTAAGACCAATAACCTTTCTAGAAGCATTTTCTATTGCACCACTACCTTTACCTGCATAAAGGTCTAATACTTCGTTTCTGCTGTATTCTCGACTTACCTGCGATACTTGTACTATAATAACATCAAGATTTACAGCCATATTTGATAGTCCGTGACTAATGTGTTTGATTTGTTCGTACTCGCCTTTAACATTGGCTGGAGTTTCAACTAAATCTATATAGTCAACTATTACCATAGATGGTTGTATTTCTGATATTTTCTGTTGTATCTGCTCTAAAGTCGGGGAGACAGTCTGAACTGTAATGTGCTGCACTTTGTCTTTCACTAGAGGATATATTGATCTATAGTCAGCTGATACCGTTTCTTTTGGTTGGTTAGCAGCTATTTGTAATGAACGTCTATGCATATACCAACCTGATAACTCTAAGGAGAGATATAGTGTAGGTATTTGTGCTTCTACGTCAATTCTATCTTCACAGTGATTGTAACCTAAAGCTATATTGTGTGCCAGTGTAGTCTTACTACTACCTGTTGGGCCAAATATAGTTACGAGGTCGCCTGGATAAAACACGCAGTCAGAGTTAAGTCCTAGTGATTTTGCAAAGTTATAACTTCTACCTGTAAAATCAGTTGTTAATCGACTTTCTAGATCTTTCTGCATTGCTTCGGCATCTAAAACATCTACAAAATAATCCTTACGTTTATAGTGTACACATTTAGGGTTACATAGGTTTGACATAAGTTCGTCTCTGCAACCATACTGGTAACCTTTGTTATATGAATATTCTACTTGTCTGATTATTTCTTGTTCATGCAACTGTCCATCATTCCATTGTAACATGGCAGCCTTAGTTGCTTCTGAAGGTATTCCGTTACGTCTATAATGAGATACCATTCTTAGTAGTGTTTTATGTCTAGAACCTTGTTGTGGTCCTTGATTGTACATTGCTTGTATGCATGTAGCCACTTTTTTTGGCTCCATAACTTTACCCATTTTTCTACTTATTTGTTGGTTAGTTACAATGTGTTCTTCTAATTCACCATCTCCTAGTAATTCTGTATATGGAAATTCTAATCGAGGTGTTTTAGCAAGATCATGTATCTTTTGCCAAGTACTAGACATTATTTCTTTGTAGGTAAGGGGTACTTTATATAAGCCAGTCTTATTATTTATTGTATGAGCTACACGATATAAGCCTGTCCTCATATATACCATAGAATCAATTTCAGGCAACATTTTCATTAATGTATCCTTTACTTGAAAAGGCAATTCCTCTCCAGGTGTAAAATTGAATACTGAATTAGGTATAATTATATGGTAACCAGAACCACTGAAGAATACTCTAAAGTTATGTTCTTGTAGGTCGTATTCATCTGTAAGCGCAAAGACTATTGCTTGACATTTACGTAATGTAAAGTCATCCGTATTCTGTTCTCTATCAATATCTATTAAAATATTATCAATAGCTCTGGAACCATAATAACTACGCAAACTGTTAGAATTTGCATCTGCAAAATCAACAGCATCATGCGTATAAGTATACATAGACCTATACAGAGGAACGCCATTCATATGAGTAGGCAGTTCTTGTTTAGGAATGAGAACCCCCCGATTTCGAGGGGTCTCTTTCGCTATTTCTATATACTTATAGGTTTGCAATGTCTATATCACTCATCGTGCCTGATCCATTCATTACAACAGGTGTTGATTGTTGTGTCATATTCTCAGGTGCTTCTTTGATGTAGCCTTTGCTTCTCAAGAAGTCGATATAGCCTTGCAGTTCTTTTGGAGCTTCAGGTGTATCAGCCATTACTTTGTTATGCACAGTAGTATATGTCTGACCGTTCTTAGACAACTCTTTGTATACAAATATAGTTAATTTTGTACCGATATATTTGTTTAGATAATCTACAATATTGTCTACAGGGTGCTCATTAGAGTCAACCCATTTACCTAGGTGATTAACACCACCTTGCTCTCCAAGAGCATCAAGTAAGAATGTAATGTGCTTTAACAAAGTACAATCTTTGATTTGTCCATTAGTTTCTTTGTCGAATGAGCCACATATTTTAAGTGTACGAGGATACTCGCTACCTTCTACGTTAAACTCAAACTTAAGATATACCTCTGCCCAAGAACTAAATCGTTCTTTTTCGCATGTAATCTTAGATAATGTACCTGTCTTTACACCTAGCCAGTTTCCGCCTGACTTCTTTACTTCTGATCTCATAATTGCCATATTATTTGTCCTCCTTATAGGATTTTATTTCGTTCATAATTGCTTGAAAATCAAATGGTAATGCTTTATTTGCTAAAGGTTTTAGTCTAGAGCCAACCATTCTTTCGTCGTAACCCTCAAATGATACTTCATACTCTTGGGTTTGTTTGTTTACAGTAGCATAGCCAATAACATCTGCTTTAGCGCATAATGTTCTACCTAAACCACTTGGTAGGGAAGGGGCTAGTTGAGCTTTATCATCTGTCATAGCTGTTTGCTTTGCATGTGATATAAGAATAAGATTACCGCCTTTTTGCTTTAGAAAGTCTTGCAACTTTTTAACAATATCTGCATTCTTACGTTTAGCTGCTGCCCAGTCACTACCCCATGAACCGTCGCCCATCTCTTTGATACCTAAATCCTGTTTAACAACAGTTTCTATCCAGTTGTTAACTTGATCGATAGTGTCGATTACAATAGTATCATAGGGATATTCGTCCCAGTTCTTCATTAAATCAGCAAGTATTTCTGCTAATGAATAAACGTGCATCTGTTGACCTTTATTTGGGCCACCTCTGTAATAATATCCACGTTCATCTGTTGGCACAAGTTCGATTACTTCTGCGCCATTTTTTGTTACGGCTACACCGTCTTTCATTTGTGTTCTAGTTGGTGGGTTTAATCCACAACAAGTAACAACATTTGCGTTGTCTACAAAATCAGCGCCTAAGTCTGTATCTATAACTAATACACCTTCTGATCCTTTATCTGACCAGTTGCTTGCTTGTGTTGTTTTACCTGTTTTAGGTTGGCCTATAAAATACCATGTGATACCACCTGGTAAAGTATCTGACCAATCTGTTTTTATTGTATTTACTTGTAGCATATGCCTCCTAATTTTAGAGACACCTATCCCACTATAAGAGTTGTGGATAGGTAAGTAGTAGGACAGATGTCTCTGCGTTTGTTGCAGACGTAGTTTTATACTGAATTACGCTGCTTCGATTATATTAACTTTCTGAGGTTTTACGAGATGTTCTCTACGTAAACTCACAGGACCTAACGACCCCCAAATGTACGCATAGTACAATCTATTTTGCAAGACATTAAATGCCTGAGCAAGGCCATATGAGGCTGCTAGACTGCCACAAAATATCGTGTGCTTTGCTGTACAGGGGTCATCAGGAATTGAGGAGCTTGGTGCATATGAATCCATGAAATAATCGGACTCTCTGGTCACAGTTATTATCTCAAAACCCAATGCACCCATTCTCATGTCAATGAGAAATTCTCTATCTGGATTTTCTTTCCATTGCTTATACACTTCTAGTCTACATTCCATATTATCTGGAGTTAAAAATACCTTATTTGCTAAAGGATTACCTTTTTGCCAATAGTGAGATATAGGTTTAACATTTATTTTACTATTTAGACTAAGTAGTGTGTCGAATGCTGCTTTTACTTTTTGTGTATTTAAGAATTTTTCTGGCCATGATGTTGTGGATAAGTTGTGTTCCTCTAACGTATCTGGATCCCAGACTGTTATTTTCTTAAATCCCATAATAGCAGCATTTTGTAGTAATGCGGAGCCGATACCACCAGCTCCTATTACTGTTATTTCATCTAATCTTGATTGATTGATGAGGTCTTTGTTACGTAGATAGCGGTCTGCCATATTCATCTACTCCTATTTTCTTTAGTTTAGCGTTTAATGCTCTTTTTTTGATTCTTCCTCTTTCATAGTCAAGCATAACAGCATCATACTCAGCAAACTGAGTGTATGTTGGTGGTTTATACCCGTTATATGACGCAAAATCAAGTTCGTCTTCATACCTATCTGACCATGATTCTGTTTGCTTGTTATAAAGCGGTGTATTTTTGCTTCTTTCTAAGTTGAACAAACTTGGTTGGTAGTTTCCAGTATTAACTATATTTGTTCTGTTTTGCGGTTGTTTGCTCTTTCTTTTCTTAATAATAGCAGCTTGCTTTTTCCATTCGGCATTTTCTATCTCTGTACTTTCTATCTCTATATCATCAATAATTGTGATGTGTATTTGACCAAATTGATCTGGATAGCTTGTACCAAAGTATAGTTCTTTGCCTGGTTTACTAGATACTACAAGTGAGTAATAGAACATACCTTCATTTGCGCCATCTATCATCTGTTGATTGTCTGTTCCACTAAAGAATGAGCCCATACTATGATGAGAGTGTATGTTGCCTTGTACCCAAGATTTACCTATCTCAGGAAACTCTTTTCTTAATGGCTTATATATTTTAATTAGTTCCTTGCCGTCCCAATCTGTTTCTGAAGCCGTGCCAAGATGTAATGGATGCCAATATTCTAATGTTATAATAGATGGAAATCCATTTTCATCAGTTATTTGTGAATACCATGCTGGACCAGACCATTCTAAACTTGGGAATTGTTTAAGAAAATAATGTACCTTGGACATCATCGACTCCCTGATGATTAACTTTGGTTCTGTTGAGTTCATTTATGAACCTCCTTTTATCTTTTTCTAATTGACTTAATGCAAGCGTATAAGCATTTTTCTTAATTATAGAGTATTGTTCTTCTATTTCTGAATACACTACATCGTTTTTTACCGATTTTAAATATGCTGACGCTTTTGCTGATTCTGGTGATTTTTTTCTTAGTAATATCATGAAGTTTGCTAGTTTTCTACCTGCAGGCCATAAGTCGTCAACAAATTCTGTTACGTTAGACCTGCCGTTTGCGTATTTTTGTGTTTTTTCATGTAATTCTAAGACTGTATCTCTATCTTCAGCTGGTAATGATACTGTATACCTACTATTTACTTCATATCTAAATCTATGATGCCTACAATTGTATATATCATTAGCCATTTTTCTTAGATGTACCAGTTTTTCTGGAGTTAAATCACCGTTATGCTGCGCTTGAAGTGACACTAAGAATATTCTTACAAACTCAAATGCTTGATATATTGTAAGTTCGCCTAATTTCATTGCTACATACACATAACCAAGCAATTTATTTGAACACGGGTTAGGATGTCTGTCAAATCCTGTATAAACTGCATATGGATTTACGCCAAAGTATGGATATTCAGTTTTCGTTAGATACGTACGTATATGTCGTCTTGTTTGACCTGATACTTCTATAGTACCCCATGCTGGCATATCTTTAGGAAAGTTCCATCTTTGTGGGTCTTTTGCTATACCATATATATCCAGTGGGTTATCTTCATCTGTCTCTTCAGTATGAAACATATCGTATATTTCATCCTGTGTATGTAATTGTGGGCACATTTCTATCTTTTTATACTCAGTACCTCTTGTATATGTAGATCTACCATTGTAAGCCTGTAGATATGCTTTCATTATTGAGAAGAATTGTACAAAGTTATTTTG